GCAGATCTTGTTAATGCAACAGACGACTAGAAAAAGAGGCTGAAAAAATGCCCAGTGAACTTCCGGCTTGGTATAGCGTTGATAACATAGGCCTACAACCCAACATACCCATTAGCGATCATGACAAGAAAGTATCAAATTGGTGTGAAGGTGTATATAGTGAGGCGCGCGACGAGTTGGAAAGGCACGAAGAGATTGTAGCGATGGACCGCTATATTAGGTACCTTACCGGGGCTCAATGGACAGAGAGAAGGCCATCATATAAAAGCTCCCCAATCGCAAACAGGATGTTCATTAACCTTATACAATTGGTTTCATATTTAACCGATATTCGTCAATCGTTTGAGGTTCGTTCGAACAATCGGTCTTACGATGGTCACGCTGATATTCTAAATAAAATAATCAAGTCGTGGATGTTGGATGAAGATGTCGATACTACACTGGCTATGATCATCATTCACGCCTCACTTTGCATCGGGTATGCCAGACTCACATGGAATCCAGATCTTCATGGAAACGAAGGAGATATGGAATTGACTGCGTGTGGGGCACTAGACGTGATCCCAATTAGGCCCGGACACAACCTACAGAAATCTATCGGTGTGATCTATCGCATGCCAAAACCGCTTTCTTGGTTCAAGGAAAAGTATCCTACAAAAGGTTCTTTTGTGCCAGCAGATCGAGAGTACTCTCAATTTTTGGCACAAGGAAGTAACTCTGGAACAGCTAGTACACAGCTCGGTAGATCTGCACAATTATTGTCCCCACAGATGCGTAGACTTTTTGGTAGGGGAACATCTCAAAGCACTGAGTCGATGATTCCACAAGCGCTGTATAGGGAATTTTGGATTAGAGACGAACAAAGAAACACTTCAGATCAGGTTGTATATGTAGGAAATCCTGATCGAGAATATGGATACGCGGTTAAACCTGGAGCGCGACTCTATCCACGCGGTAGACTTATCATAATGGGAGGGCCGATCACACTTTTTGACGGACCCAATCCTTTTTGGCACGGACAATTTCCCTTTGCAGCGCTTCGGCTTAACAGGGTGCCGTGGCAGTGGCCCGGAATCAGTGAGTTCCGAAATCAAATACCACTGCAGGATGTGATGAATTCTGTCCTCGCAGGGATCTTGGATACTGTAAAGCGTGCGGTAAATCCACCACTTCTCGCTCCAGACAATGCATTTGGACTTGCAACCAAACGCGCGCTTGACCCTAATATGCCAGGAGCGAAGCTCTTCTACAATCCTAGTAGTGTATTTCAACCTACGTATGCACAGCCAGCACAACTACCGAGTTTTGTTTTCCAAGTTTTGCAGTGGGCAGAACAGGAGCTTTCTGATCAAGCTGGGTTCATAGACCTATCCAGTGTAAGTAGAAAGGGTATAGTTCCCGCCGCTGATACTCTCGAACAAATGAAAGAGGGGCAGCAAACTCTTGTAAGGCTCAAAGTCCGTTATATTGAGTCTTTCTTCAAAGATATAGGATCTCAGTTCATCCCTAATGTATACCAGTTCTACACGTTAGGTAGGCGCATACAGATGCTTGGCGAAGATGGCAAAACTTGGGAGGACTTTGACATTGAGCCCGGAACGATGGTTCCTGCAGGTGTACCGAAGGAAGAACACTGGAGAAGTTTCAGATTTATGGTTCAGCCAGGATCGCTTTTGAAAAGCGCGCGTGTACCGTATCAAATGCTCATGCTCAACCTACGTAGAATGGGCGACATGGACCGCGAGAACCTATTCAAGGCCCTGGACCTGGAAGGCCTGATCGACAGCAGTAAGAAGAACCTGGAAGCCGAAGGAAAGGACATCCTGATGCAAGCCGTGCGTCAGAAGATGGCTGGAACCGCGGGTGGCGGCAATGTGTCGCCGCAGGCGATACAGGCGTTGACCGAGGGGCCAACGGCTGAGCCTGCGCCAAGTCCTGTTATGTAGAGAGGTTTTATATTGAATACGGTTTATCTTTTAAGTGATCCTAAAACCGAAGAACCTAGATATGTTGGCGTAACTGTAAACTTAAAGAATAGGATCCGTGATCATAAAAAGGACAAGCGTAAATGCTATAGAACAAATTGGATACAGTCTTTGAAAAAAGAAAATCTATCCCCATTGGTAAAAGTATTAGAAGAGGTAGATGACAAGGATCGAGATATTGCCGAAAGATTCTGGATAGCATTTTTTAGAGAAAGATTTGACAACCTTGTTAATGCTACCGATGGCGGAGACGGGGCATTAAATCCATCTCCAGAGGTAAGAGAAAAAATAGCAAGTGGTCATAGGGGTAAAAAGAGGCCTCCGTTTTCAGAAGAGTGGCATAGAAATCTTAGGGCTGCTAGAAAGGGAAGAAAGCCAGCTTTAGGATATATTATGTCAGAAGATCATAAAGATAAAGTAAGAAAAGCAGCGCTTGGAAATCAAAACGCATTAGGAAACACTTATTGGTTGGGAAAACATCATTCTGAAGAAACAAAGAGGTTAATCAGTTTAGCCCTAACTGGAAGAAAGCGCGGACTACTTTCTCCGGAAACCATACAAAAAATGAGTGACGCAAGAAGAGAATGGTGGAGAAAAAAGAAAGAGTCGGGAAAATGACACTAACCCTGCTGACACATGCTATTAAGATACGAAATTCTGGAGGGGGATATCCTACCAAAACCGTAAAAGAACAAATTAGCATACCGGGGGCTAGGAAGATATATTCCAAAACCAAGATGATATCAAAAAAAAGAGAGACCGGTTCGGATTACACAATTTTTAACTGTCCATTATGCAACAAGCGTAACTCAGCGTGCGTATACGCTGCCAAGGAAAAGAGCCAGGATGGGCGACTGGTGTTTCGTTGTAATGGTTGTTATTCAGATGTAGCGGTGCAACGCCCGATTGGCGATATAAAACAGGACTCGGAGGCCCGGCCCCCTGTTCTGCTGGGCCCGGATGGAAAGCAAATAAGATAAGGAGTTAATATGGAAAAGGGAGTAGAAATCAAGTCCGTAAAACTGTGCATTGGCAAGCGTGAGATCGATCTTACGATTGACGAAGCACGCAAACTGAAGAACGCGCTGGACGAGCTATTGGGGAAGGAAACGATACGTGAGGTGCATATACACGATGAATGGTCGTGGCACTGGTCGCCGCTTCCTGTCCATATCCCAAACTATACCTTGCCAGACTGCCCAGTTTTTCCACAAATATGGTGTGCTAACGGCACCACCGGATAAATGAATTGTGCCGGTCAGTTGTCTTTGAGCGTGTGCTAGTCTAACTGGACATAACAGGAGAATGTATGGCATTTAAACTTTTGAAGAAAACTCTAGCAGGAGCCGCTGCTCAACAGCTTACTGCCACAAACACTAGGTGCTCCCAGGTCCTTATACAAGCGGCAAGGAATAATGCCGCACTGGTCACCGTTGGAGACTCTGCGGTGGCGGCTGGTGGTGGGATAGAGCTGGTTAAACCGGTGGCGAATGCGCAGATTGATGTTATCACGCTTAAGGCTGCTGGGGTAGGAAACAACATCGACCTTAGCCACATATATGTGATTGGCACCAACGCAGATGTTGTAAACGTCTTCTACGAAGAGTTTTAAAACAGGAACTTGACAAATCTGGTGTATAATAATGTCAGCCCACTTTGTGGGCAAGACGGCAACTCCCCAAGGTCTCGCTGTCCTGTTTCTTTAACTCACCGGAAACAGGATGGCGAGACCGAAATGTGAGGAAGTATGGCGAAGAAAGCTAAGTTGCAGGTCGATTCACCGGCTCAACCGGTGTCCGACCTTATTTGGCAGGCACGGGATGACGCACACGATATCATGCGTTATGCTACGCTAAAACAGGATAAGTCTAGACACGGCAGAGCTATGCAGCATATTAGGGCAGCTGCAGAACTTGATGATAATGATGCCGACGACATAACTCCCGAACCCAGGAAGGTCTCGCGCGCGGGCAAGCGTGCTACGACCCGAAAAACGGGGAGGAGATAATGCCAAAGTTGGGACCGAATGCATCCAAAGAAGCCAAGCGCGGTAGGGTCAAAGAGGAAATGGATAAGTTTAAGAGGGGCACTCTTCATTCTGGATCCAAAACAGGACCCGAGGTGACCAATCGGAAGCAGGCGATAGCGATCGCTCTTAGCGAATCTGGCCAGTCCAAGAACAGGAAAAAGGGACGCAGTCGAACTAGATCTAGTGGTAGGCGTTAACGAAGTAAAAATTTCAACTTTTAGGAGTAAACCATGGCAGAAGCAAAGAAAGACAAAGGAAACGTAATCTTGGAAGGTCAGGATTATGAGGGGCATGGGGACAAATCCCAGCCAGCCGGGATTCAGAGTCCGGCGACATTTGCACCGCTTGCGGGAGAGCCTTCTAGTGTAAACCAGAAGACTGAACCCGGGAAGAAAGGGAAGTACTAATGCCAATGATGGGAATGGACAGACCACCTCTGCCATCCCCAGACATTCAGAGTCAAATGGGCATGCCACCCGAGGGTCCGTCTGAAGTTGGGGGATTGGGCGCTATCGCGCGCAAGAACTCAGCTGCTGGACCCCAGCCTGGAGCCCCAAATCCTCATGGATTTCTGATGGCTCAGGTGGATGCGGTAAAGAAAGTGCTTGAGCAGATTGCTGGCGCGGAACCTGTTTTCGCGCCGTTTGCGCAGAAAGCTCAGAGTATTTTAGATACAGGAGTAGCTGCCGTCAGCTCTGCTCCGGGTGGCGCTGCGCCTCCAGTTGAGGCTGGCACCGCGGGACCACCACCTCCGCCTCCGGGCGCAGGCGGACAGGTTCCACCGATGGGGTAATGTCCAACGTTGGACATGACGGCTGGGGAGCTGTCTAACAATGGTGAGAACAGGATGAAACTATGGCACTCTCAGCGGAACTCGAATCGCTGGTAAACCTATTACAGGATCCAGCGCAACGAGAAGCGAGACGTAAGGAGTTGACCGAACTGCAAGAGAACGGGTTGCGTCAAGCTGATTACTCTCGTAAGATGAATGAAGTAACAGAACAGGACAAACAAATAAAAGCCAAACACGCTAAAAACTTGGAATGGTTTAATAAGGCCGACTCAGAGTACAGGGCCTCCCAGGTTGAGCTGCGTGAGGCGCAGGAAAAAATCGCAGCTTTGGAAGCTGTTCGTGAATCTGGAATAGGATCCGAGGAAGGCGATGTCGAACTTGCCAAGCAGTTGAAGGAAGCGCGCGCGGAAGCCGCTGCTGCCAAGACGGAAGCTGGCAAACTTGGCGCAACAGTCAAGGGAATAAACGAAATGATAGAACAGGGCAAACTGGTCACGGCAGACAAGCTGGACCAGATCATCACCACGCGCGGAAACGCGCTGGGTGCGGCCTTGCTCGAAATCACAGATCTTCAGGAGCAGCACCGTAAAGATTACGGATCCGATATTAATCGGAAAGAACTGCTCGAAGAAGCGGACAGAGTTGGAGGCGACCTTAAAGCCGCCTACAAAAATGTTACCGCAAAACAGGCCGAGGATAAACTTCGGAAGGACATTCGTCTTGATGTTGAGAAGGAATGGACCGAAAAGCACAAGAACGATACTGTGCCTTACGCCGAAGGTGGAGCGCCAACATTGGGCCCACTCCAACAGCGGCTTGCTAAGAAAGACTCCGCAATTCCAGAGGACGTGGTAGCAGACGGCTCAGGCCGACTTGCCAACCTAGTTGCCGCGGAAATGCGAGCCGAGGGGAAAGTCTAAGGACATTCCCATGCCGTCCTGTTGCTCAGGCTCAGAACAGGACTAACCGGAGCGTTACCCGAGCCACTACGGAAGCCATTGCCCATGGCCGAGCCAAACGTGGAAGGTAAGACAAGCAGCGGTTACTGCATTGGACCGTGAGCCAAATGCAATGTGTTGTTTGTTTTATCAACTTTTAACAGGAGTATTTTCAATATGGCTCTCACATGGACTGATGTGACGGCTTCGACTAATAAACATATCATCGAAAATTAGCTTGTAATAGGTGACCATCTATGGTAACATAGAATGGAAAACCCTTTCTGATTGACTCGAACCCTGAGATGGGAACGAGGGCGAAGAGGCTTATGGACAACGAACTTGATGTAGCTTGGGCTGCTGGATTCATTGACGGGGACGGATTCATTTCTATTGAAAAAACAGGAAATGTATCAAAAGCCGGAAACCAGTCATATACTACCAGGGTTGAGGCTACTCAAGGGGTAATAGAACCGCTTAACGAACTTGTCAGGATATTTGGTGGTCATATATTTATCATAAAGAATACCTTTGGTAAATATTTTGGCTGGAGACTCAAAGGAGAGCAGCTTAAGGGTGTACTTCAGGCCCTTATTCCACATCTTAGAGTCAAAAAGCGTCAGGCGTTACTTGCGCTTGAATTTAACCAAACAATAGATAGAAGACAAAGTATAAATGGTGTGTTCTACGGGAAAACCACAGAAGATGTCCGAACAAAGCGAGATTCTCTTTATAATGAAATAAAGAGATTAAACAATCGCAAGCTTCACGCTGAGAGACTGAGCGAAAGGGCTCCCTTCGTAGCAGGGGATGATGCAACAGTCCGAACTGCAGCAAATAAAGAAGCCGCAGAACTGGCAGAAATGACCAGTCACTCTATACAATAGAGTCTAAGTAACAGAATGCCCGCGTTTAGTGGATAATGTTTATAAGTCCAGCCCGATCTTCACCCGCTTGAGAACCCGCAACGCCGAAAGATTTGAGGGTGGTACCTCGATATAATGGGGGCACTCGATAGAAATATCGAAATGCGAATTCTCTCTGATTGACTTGGATGCTGAGATGCAAACAGGGCGGAAGGCTACGGCCACCGTGAACGACTGAGCGAGAGAACATCCTACGGGATGATGCGACAGTCTGATCTCATGGAAAACGAACCATGAGTTAACACAATGCTTTCAGACACCCAATCGCGTTTGCGGAACTCAACGGCGCAGCTTTCCAGCGTGGGGGAACGTTCAATTGTTATGGTATAGTTGAACTAAAACGATGCCTGATACAGGGAAATTCCGGCCTATGGGACCACCCTGAGCAAGCAACCGTTAGGTGTGCAGCTGCACAGACTAAGTGGCATCGTCCCGGAAACGGGAAAGCGATAGTCGGGACTGCATCGAGCCTTAAGATGCAGAGGTCGGCAGAAATGACCGGCCCGCTCTATAATAGGGCGGCAACAGATCGATTACATACGTACAGACGGACACAGCTAAAACCAATAGAATCAATAGTTTAAAGTCTATTGACTTTATTTTAAGGGTTGTGTATAATACGATCGGTAATACAGGGAACGCCCACTAAGTACGGGAAACCCTGACCAAGCAGTTGGAAAGAATATGGACACATTAAACCAGCGTGCAGGTGCAGAGACTAAATCCGAACGGCCAGAAATGGCAAGTGATAGTCCGAACTGTGGTGATAGAAAAGCCATAGAGCAAGACAGAAATGATCTTGCCAAGAGATTTCATAATCTCTGTAAGTAACAGAAAACGCTTGAGTTGGTTCCGAAATTTTACTATGTAAATGTCACGCTCAACTAAAGGGGCGGTTGCGACATAATACAGGGAACGCCCATCAAAAGGGTTACCCTGACCAAGCAGATAAAAGTTATGGGAATTGGATCTCAATTGGCATACGCAGCGGGAATATGGGATGGCGATGGGTGTGTTTTCTGTAGTGAAAGAGAAAATGTATCTGGTCAAAATTCATACGTTGTTAGGATGTCAATAAATCTCGATAGCAAGAAGGTTATAGAAAAGCTTAACGGTCTTCTTGCTGGTAATATGGGAAAATTTTCAGGAAGAAAAGACGGTTGGTATTTTGCTAGTTCGTCAATTAAAGCAGCTGAATCATTGAAAAGAATTATCCCATTTTTACTGGCAAAAAAGCCCCAGGCAGAAATTGCTATTAACCTTCAGAGAGAGATGACGGAGTCCAGAAATAAGTTTAGAACAATAGGTAAAGAGGGGGCGTCCCCTGTTCCTGAAGTGATAATGAAAAACCGAAAGATGATGGTTGATAAAATCTATCAATTGAAAGAATTTAATTCTGCCGGTTTTGAATTAGATGAAGCTGGAATTTCTAAAGAAGAACTTTTGTCCTATTGCGCTGGGCTTGTTGATTCTGATGGGTGTATTAGTATTGTTTCTTCTGGAAAGATGCATACACCATTAGTTCAGATAAAAATGGGCGACCTACTTCCTATGCTTAGATTCAGTTCTATTTTTGGCGGTTCTTTTTATGATGACGGAAATATGAATACCCTTAGGCTTAAGGGATCGAAGTCCGTTGAGTGTTTGAGGGTGCTACTTCCTTATCTTATCATAAAAAGAGAGCAAGCCGACCTAGCTATCCTTTTTCAAAATAGTATAGATCTTTGGAAAAAGAGATTCTCTTCGGGATATCCCAAGGTTCTTCCTCAAGAAGTTAAGGAAAAACGAAGAGGGTTAATAGCCAGGGTCAGAGACCTCAATCAGGCAAAAAATAACAGATATCGTGCAGGTGCAGAGACTAAATTGTCGCAGTCGGAAGAAATTCCGATAAGTGATAGTCCGATCTATGGGGATGATAAACCCATAGCGAACGAAAGTTCGGTAAGGCTATAAGTCCTTATAACACTATGCTTTGGGACAGACAACGTTCTCGCACGCGGCCCAGAATCCGCCATGAACTATATCGAAAGCAAGATGGTAAATGCTTCCGGTAAAATGGCGAAGCTTCTAGGCACGGATCTTTTCCTTGATGGTACTGGTGTAAACTCCAGTGCCATCTCTCTCGATGGTCTTCAACAGGCTCTCGACAACGGTAATACCTTCACATCCTACGGCGGAATTACCCGTACCGACCTTGGTGTCGTTGCAGGTACAAATAACGCCGGTATCAATGCGTATGTAAACACCGTTGCTACCTTCAACATGGCAGCTCTGCAGACTGCGTATGGATCAGCATGGTTCGGTAACGAACATGTGGATCTTATCGCTACCACACAGGCTGTCTGGAACATTGTTTGGAATAAGATTTTGCCTCAACAGAGATTCCTCGAAGAGTCTTCTGATGTAGCAAAATGCGGATTTCAATCATTGCGTTGGAACGGGGCATCGATCGTAGTTGATCAGTATTCCCCTGCTGGAGTAATTTGGGGTCTTAACACCAAATACATCAGCTTGTATATCAGTACTCTTCCTAAATATCAGTTCGGGTTCACAGGCTTCAAAGAAGCCCAGAACACCGATGATGTTGCGGGACAGTATCTGTTCGCCGGTAACCTTTTAATTCCCGCGCCGAGATTGATGTTTCAGATCAACGGCGTGACGGCATAAGGAGGTAACCATGGTAG